GCTTTAGTTTTAGGATTCGGGGCTGGCGGCTTGAGATTACTGCCTGTAGCTTTATTGTAACGCTCTCTTCCTTTGGCGGTTAAACCAGCGCCAGCTTTCGTGGATAGTTTTTCACCTCTACCAACAGATAGTGAAACAGACTTTTTAGCCATTTAATGCGCCATCCAACCAGAGGAATTACCGCCGCCAGCATACGTGACGCGGCGCTGGTTGTCTACTCGTTGCTCGCGTCTAGCGACAGGAAATGCGAAGGTTACTGCGATAGCATCCGCTGCGTCAGGTGACGCCAGCCCTCTGCTTTTCATATCCTTCTTTGACTCTAAGAATATCGTCCCCTTAGAGTCCGGCTTCATCATAGGCCCGATTAAGTCTGACTTCAGATACCTGTCTTTGGGTATGCTCGCGTCCTTTAGCCAGTCCTTCATCGCGCCCCACATCTCTGCGCGCTTGTTGCCATACATCATGGGCTTCGTTGACTTATTGCCGAAGTTCACCCCGCGCACTTTGTAGCGCTGCTCCTTTAGCCGATCCACGACGCCTGCGCCGAGTCCGCCCTCGTCGATCACGACCAGCGCGGGCTTATACTCCTCGATCACGTCGATCACGCGGCCTACGACTTCCATCGTGTCGTCGCCACGGTGGCGTCGGATGCTCAGTATGTCTCTGCCCTGCCTTATGGCGATGACGGTAGCGTCGGCACCAAAGCGTGCTGGATCCACTCCGACCACGATGGGCGCGGACTGGTCGGATATAGCGGGACGTTCCATTGCCTCGTCAACCAGCGCGTTTCCGATGAACTGGTCGTCGCTCGCGTTGGGGAACTGACCGTAGACCTCGACGTGGGCTGCGCTTGAGTCGGGGCCATACTCGTCAATGATCTGTTGGTAGACGGCCTTATCCGTGCCTTCGACGGAGCGGGCATCGACAATTTTATTTCGCCAAAAGTCTCGCTTGGAGTTAAAACACTCATAAAAGTAACCAGAGTTACGACGGGGGTTGCTGAAGCACAACCAAAAGCGATTAGGGGTATTTTCCGTAAAAAAGCCCGCTGCAACTGACCAGATACTATCATCAATTCCGCTCGCCTCATCGAATACCAGCATGACACCCGCGAAGTTGTGCACGCCAGCGTATGCGTCAGGATTCTCTGCACTCCACAACCGCCCTTCTACGCCCCAATAGCGCGTTCCGAGTTTCAAGTCTTTCTCTACTAATTCCGCTATCCATTTAGCGGGCAAGACTCTGGTAGCACTGACCTCGAACCAGTGGCTGTGTATCGACATACTCAGCCACTTGGTGATTTCAGCCCAGGTGACGCTACGGAGCTGCGCTTCAGAGTTAGCTGAAACTATCGTGGTAGAACCTATTCTTGTTGTCAGCATCCAGATCGTCAGCCAACTGACTAGCGCGGACTTACCGATTCCGCGCCCAGATGATACCGCCAGCCGTAGCGTCTCGAAGTCTATCTTGCCATTGTTAGCCTTGATGTGCTCGCGCAGCTCGATCAGAACCTCGCGCTGCCACTGGCGCGGGCCTTCGAAGTGCTCAAGCGGTGTCCCAGGTTTCTTCCACGGAAAGGTCAGGCGCACGAACGCGAGCGGGTCGTTCTTGAGCGTTGGACTCCAGAGCGTTGCCATCAGCTTCTGTTCTTCTTCCGCTGAGTAAATCGGCACTTGCATCCAATACCTGCCCTTCGATAACTCTGGTCTGCGCTTCTTCAAGCGCCGCTAAGATAGATATGCGTTGCTCGACTTGGATTTGCATCGACTGCGGCGCAGTCCACTTATGCACATGCTTTAATATGTCGAGCGCTGCTTTAGTGTCGCCGTTTAACGCGGCTGTGCGTAAGACGCCGGCCATCTCCATCTCGCCGTCCGCGCGGCCTTTGATCTCCGCATACTCAGCAATAGGATCGAACTGCACCAGCCGGCGATACTCAACCGGCAGCATGCCGGCAGCTAACGCGAGCGCGTCGCCCTTGAGTCCTTTACGCGCGGCCTCATAGATCAGTTCGAGATTCTTTTCTGTGGCCTCTATTTTACGAGGCTCGTATGGCAAGCTTTCAAACATAGAATCTTTATTAGCATATTCTAGCGCGAACGCATAGTGGCGGGTATTGAGTGTATATTTCATCGCGGATTTCTTTAGCTTTTTCTAGCGTTGGCGCGCGGCGGCGAATACGTTTTCCTTGGAATAACATTTCTACGCAGTATCGATTTCTTTCTCGGTAGATATTTCGCATGTCGCTATCGCCGTGGTAAAAAGCCGTATTTTGTAATTGTGATACTACGCGCAAATTGCTGATTCTGTTGTCAGTTTTAATTCCGTTTATGTGATCTATTGTCATGTCTTTGGGCACATGTTCGCCGTGCACCCACAACCATATGAGCCTATGCACTTTATATTCACGGCCTTTAACCACTACGCGCCGATAACCATTCCAAGACATAGAGCCAGCCGGCTGTCCTTTTAACGTAAGACATTCGCCCGTTTCAGGGTTAATACGCAAAGATTGTTTAAGTTCGTTTTGAGATATTAGTTTCATGTTTATGATTATAGGGGGAGTGGGGGAGGCCGTCAATATAAAAAAATTTATAAAAGTTTGTGCAGCCCTTGCGTAGATATTCCCACCATCCCTTCGGCCCATGCCCCCTCCCGATTGTCAACTGAGCCAAATGTAAACCAATGTCAACTATGTTTACATAAACTAAGTTGTCATTCATGCCTTGGTCATTTTGGTCACGTGTTGCCAGGTCACATTCACGCTGGCATATTGAATGTAAACATGGTCATCGCTTGGTCAAATGTTGGTCATGTGCATGACCATAATAACGTGTTGAAAAGAGAGGGCTTTCTTGCTTATGGTCATTTTGGTCACATTTTTACGCGCAAGCTCCGCCCTAATAGGAGCTATATATACTTGTATACATACATATATATTTTTAAATAGATAATTATAAAAAGACCAAAAAGACCATAACGCCACATTAGCCCGCAAGATCAGCATGTTATCCATGGTCATTTAACTCCAAAAATATGACCATTCGTTACCCAAACAAGACCAAAAATGACCATTTTACCAAAAATAGTTGTTGACTAGCACAATTATTGTGTTAATGTCTAATAGTTCTTTTGTCTCACTATGAGGGTTGTCTAATGCAGAACAGAATATTCTCGACCGATAGCGCCAAAGCCACTAAAGCCACGTCTTACGGTTATCTTAACGCAATCCACTATCTCGCGCCGGCTAGCACTAGCGGTCATAACCTATGCCCACATGCTAGCGCGGCATGTATCGCGTCTTGTCTTGGCTGGTTTAGTGGTCAAGCCGGCATGGTCGCGGACTTAGAAAAAGACATGAATAGTGTGCGCCGCTCGCGCATACAAAAGGCCATGCGTTTTATGAAAGACCGCAAGGCATACATGCGCGACGTGGTCAGGGCCATCGATCTTATAACCAGGCAAGCGCACAAAAAGGGCTTGCTGCCTTGCGTGCGCCTCAACGGTTCAAGCGATATCGCATGGGAAGGCGTAGCATGCGAGCGCGACGGGGTACCGCATAAAAATCTATTCGAGGCGTTTCCAGGCGTTCAATTTGTGGATTACACCAAAAACGCCGCGCGCCTTAAACGCGTGCTACCTGCTAACTATTGCCTGACCTTATCCTATTCAGGCGAAAACGCCGCGCAATGCCAGGACGCGCTAGCGGCAGGTCATAACGTGGCGGTCGTCTTTGACACGTTACCCGCGACCTATTGGGGCTTTGACGTTATCGATGGCGATTTACATGATTTGCGCCATCTCGACCCGCGCGGCGTTATTGTGGGCCTTGTCCCTAAAGGCGCTAAAGCAAAAAAATCACAAGACGGTTTTGTCATTAGACTAGCAGCATAGGCGCGCAATGATTCAGCAAGTCAAAACGTCAACGGTCACATTTAAGTCAGTAATGAAAACGGCATTATTTAATCGCGGCGTTAAAGAGGCGCGAGAAGGTAAACCATTCGATTATGAGGCGGGCTCAACCCTTAACGAACAATGGGCATATGAGCGCGGGCGCTTGTTCGGCATGCGCTTTAAGCAAGGTTCAGTAAAGCATGGCGGCGCGGTAACGCCGGAAGCAATGCGCGCAATGCGCGTCGCAATACAGGAGGGGGTTATATTATGAGACCAATAAACGCAATAGCGCGCGAGATAGCGCAAGACTGGCGCAAGCCTTACTTTGGCGCGGTTCCCTACCTGCAAGCCATGTCAACACTAGACAATATAAACGAGCCCTATGGCTATGATAGCGGCGAATCAATTGTTCGCTATTTTTTATGTAACGCCTCGACGTGGCGCGGCGATAACGCGCGTCGCATCAAGGCAGAACTAAAGGAGATGTTGAGATGATCGAACTATCTTTAAACCATGAAGCGGTAGAGGCGCTTATAAAGATATTAAACAATCAACCTGAGCCCTTGCCGTGGCATCTAATCGACGCCTTACACACTATGCAAGAAGAGTACGATAACGAAGCCGAACGCCAACATAGCGCGCGTTATGACTGGGAAAGATCGGCTGAAAACGACTAAGGGGGATAAGATGAAATTTACATATTACTTCGATGAGCTAGAGTTAATCAAAAACTATTCTGTTATGGCGGCAGGAGAGATTGACGTAGATTACCGCATAGCCGCGGCTGAGCCCGATGTTGGCATATTTGAGCCCTGGATTACTGATATCGATATCACGTCGATAACATTAAACAGCATTAAAGCGGGCGTTCCAGCTCTTAACCTATCACAAGACCATTGGCTTTATAAACTGATATATGCCGCGCTAATAGACGACGAACATCTACTTGAAGCCTGTGAAATGGACGCAGCATATGAGGCGGACATATGAAGCAAGCGCTTTATATCATAGGCTTGGCGGCGAGCGTTAGCCTGGCAATACCCGCCGCCATCATAACCATACTTTACCTAATTGAAAGAGGCTGATCATGTACGATTTTTGTTGCCTTTTATATCGCCTATCAACCCCAGCGCTTGAGCTGATGTTACAAGGCGAAGGGGATGAGACAAGACGCGAGTTAATAGAAGGGGAAATCCATGCGCGCGCCACGAAAAACTAATCCACTTGATGATCTTATCAACAATCTAAACAAGCCAATTTTGATGTTGCGTGAACTAAAGAAAGCAAGGCAAGAGATAAAAGCGCTTGAACGGCAATTGAACTATGTCGCAAAAGGTTTTGGAACGGTTAAAGATATGGAAGACAAAATCTTAGAGCTATCAGTTCGCAATGGTTACTTGGAGGGCATGGTCAAAAAATATAAGGATAAATTAGATGCTACATCTTGACCTATTCTGCGAACATCCTGGGCGCATGAAAGCAAAGCCTATCAAGACCGATAAGACTAGCTGCGTCATTATCTATAAGTGCGACACTAAAGAAACGCCGATCATGCGCCTGTACGTACAACAGGCAGACTTGCGCGCATTGGCGACAGTAGCAAGTGCCCTTAATTTTGCATTTAATATGAAGGCGACCGATGAAAACAATCAAACAAATAATATCGGAGGAGGCGAAAGCGGCAGGGTTAAGTTATGAGACCCTCATAGACTACAACAACACCCTTCGCGTTATAGCAGTGCGCCGCAAGGCCATGTATCGCGCGCACAAAGAAACCGACAAGACCTACACACAAATAGCGCGCGTCTTTAAACGCGACCATACAACCATAATAAGTGGAATCAATTATGAAAAAAGAAGAATCAGCTTTTGTGATCCTAGTAACAACAATCATTGAGGTGCTACTATGTCTAAAATGAAAGATTACTTTATAGAACAGTATGAGGCGCTCCAGTGCACCATACCCGACATTCCACGCGACGAGCCATGCGAGAATGTAAACAAGCCGTTATGGCAATTTTGGACTAAATGGGGTAAAGGTAAGGACATGACAGAAGCAGAGATTGTCCAGTACATGGATACGATGTTTTGATTTTAACGCTATCGATTTTGGGTATTGTAGCGTTTATCGTGATGCGTTAGGGTGTGGCTCATGGCCTCCTCCCTTGGCCGTATTGCAAGCCTCCTGCCCTCTAGCTGCCCCCATAGCTAGAGGGCTTTTATCTTACAAAGCCTGGATAGCGCCCCGTAGCCATATCCATAAAGCCCCATGGGCGGTCATTGCCTAGATAGCTAAAACCTTCCATAAACTTGCTTGGGCCTTTAACGTCTTCGTTAGAAGTTTCAGTTGCGGTGTAATAACGCGGATAAGCGCGCATAGGATTAAAGACGAAGGCGTTCAGGGCCATTGGCTGGGCTGGGGTGGCCTGTGTAGGCATGTCGCCCATAAACCCTACAGGCGAGCGCTCACGGCTCGTTAGGGGATCACTATAGGATGGCCCAGGCCCGAACATGCGCGCGGCGAGTGCGTTATACCGCGGGACGAAGTTGTATTGGTACATAAAATTAAGATCATCGAGAAAGGATGGCTCCGGCAGGTCTTTGAGCGCTTTCTTGCTCGAATAGCGCTCTCTGGATACCCTGCCGAGTAGTTCATTTACTTCGTCAGCCATTACTCAACCCTTTTTCGGCTCTCGATAAAGAACCAAATGAAAAGCAGCCATAAAAAAGTGACCCTAACCAGTAGGCATAAGGCGCGCAGCAATCTTATCACGTATAACCTTGATGCGGCAGTTCATAGCCCCCGCACCTCCAGACCCTATTCTCTCAGCTATCTCTTTACCCGTCAAACCCTGTTGCATAAGCTCGTATATTTTCTCTTCAGCCTTGGTGAGGCGTGATGGATCTTTAAGGGCATGCATGGCGCTCATTTGACCACCTGTAGGTTCGGGGTTGGGGCTGGTTCGCACATATTACGCAAGTCTGACTTGCTATGCTGAAGCATGTTCGGCGCGCAAAAGACGTGGCGCTTGGTCTGATATTTACCTGAGTGCAGACGACCGCAGTCTACCCAGCCGGCCTCCTTGAGCGCATGCAAGAGCGCGGCTTGCGGCACCTTGACACCATTGCCGGCCTGAACGCTCAAACGCCCGCACATCTCGTGGAAAGGCCCAGCGATAACGCCCAAGGCGAAGTCGCCCTTGCGGCCTCTAATCATCTCAACGATAAAGCTCTCAGCCATAGACATGCCGTGCTCAACGAGCGAGAGCTTGAAGTCAGTGATAGGAGGAGCGGCGGCAGGGTTGAAGCGGCTAACATCGCGCGCGTAGAGCCAGGAGGCGACGGCCTCGAAGCCACCGGCATGATACCAGGCCCACATCTCGCGGGCCTCATCTGGAGCCATGCGCGGCGCTGTTGACCACACACAGAACCAGCGGCGATCCTGCGAGGGAATAGAGATCGGAATCGGATCGTTAGTAAAGGCGAGCACAAGCACACGGTTGAGCATGTTGTAAGGATGCAGCCCCTTGCGGTTGATCGGCAGCATGTCAGGTGGCGCGGCAATAATAGGCTTGAGCTTATTGGCTAGCGCGCGGCGCTCCTTGGCCTCCGGCTCGCGTAGCTCGTTGAGGATTAAGATCTCGCTCTCAAGCTGATAACCCCACTGCGACGAAAGGCTCTCGTTGTCTATAATACCTTTGTTGTGATTGTTCGGGCCACACACAGACCAGATGAATGGTGCCCACATCGTGTCTTTGCCGGAGCCTTCATCGCCGCCATGTAAGACGGCGTGATTTATTTTAACGTCCGCGTGTTGGAGCTTAAAAGCCATAACGTCGTAGCAATGATCGAGTTCGCCTTGATCTGGCACCAACCGTTCACAATGGGCAGTAAAGCGTGATATATCTCCGCTTGTTCTGGTGAAAATCGGGCGTGCATCTCGCCATCGATTACCATAGACTTCATTATCTTTATGCACCAAGATCTTTTCGCCTGCCGCATAGGTTAGACCTTTCAATAGTTTTGCCTTGTGCTCTTGGCGATTTTCATCAAAGCATACAGATGCCTCGATGCGGCGCTTGGCGTTATGCACTGACACGCAACTGATATGCCGAAAGATAGCATTAAAAGAACTGCGCGAGATCTCGTTGCGCGTCGTAAGATCAAAATATGCGTCATCATCCACGATATATGCGAAGCGCTCATACCAGTCGCCGCGCTCTACGCGTCCGGCCTCTTCGCGCTCTACCTGCGCGACGCGCTCAGATGCTACGTCGGGGAAAAACTCGTTGGGCTTGATAGCTTCATGCATCGCCTTAAATTCGGCAGTGATAAGCTCGCCTCTTATACCTTGGTGCTCGCGCGGGCCACCATTATCAGCGACCCATTTAAGAAACGCTTCGCTGTTGATGTGATCGCAGTGTGCATGCATGCAGCAATAGGAGCGATCCAGCGGCCTATAGCGGCCCTCGATCTGGCCGTCGGTATGCGCTGTATTGTTAGGGCAGACTACGCCCATCCAGCCTTCAGGATTAGGACGCGATAGGACAAGACCTTGCTCGTTGAGCCATGTCATCACGTTATCAACGCCGTTGTCTTCTACTTTAACGGATCGATAGGTAGCTGTGTTAGCCTCAAGAGGCGTAACGCCGCATGCGTCGCATATTTCTTTAAGCGTATAATCTTTGTCATTAAATAAGATCTCTTTACACTCAAACGCATCGCGCCCAGGTTTTAAATTAACTGAACCAGGCAGGCGGCAATTACGCACAGCATTAGTTGCGCCTGGATCGGTATAACCGGCTGCGGCCAGCGCTGTAATAGCTGCACAATATTCTCCTGTCGTTGGTTGTTCTCTGAATGCATAAACCCATTGGAAATTATCTGGGCTTGTCTCTACTATCCATGTAGGCTCAAGCGGCGGCGTTTTGCTTTTCGTGCCGATGTCATCCAACATCATAAAGAGCACATATTCGCAATTAGCAGACGCGGCGCTAACCTTACCGTCTTTAAAGCGCTCTATAATAAAAGAACCTGTGTTAATATACCAAGCTTCGCCTTTCTTACGCTTATGCGTAGGAAGATAAGCGGGCCAAGTATATTTATACGATCCATCTAAATGCTGTAGATGTACGTTATTACGCACTATTGGCACTTGCCGCACTATGAGCGGCGTCTCGCCTGCTTCCGCAAGTCCGACTACATAGTCAAGGATTTTATTTTCCATATCGCCCCATAATATTAGCTTCTACTGCAAGCGGTAATCCAACCGCCCAATCCGGCGGCGTTGTCATCACACGAACCATAGCCTCCCTTGCTATTTCTGGTTCATCTGATTCGACAACTATTTCGTCG